AGTTTACCTAAACCTTAAATTAACCAGCTTCGCCCTTGTTCGCCTAAAACTTCTTGAGCTATACTAATTTTACTTTTTAAAGCTTGAAGTATTTTTTCATCTACAGTGTTGGGGCTAATTAAATCTACATACAGAACGTGCCTGTCTTGGCCGATACGGTGGGCCCTGTCTTCAGATTGAATGCGCGTTTCTAAATCGTAACTGTTATTCCAATAGATAACGTTAGTGGCGGCAGTTAAAGTCAAACCATACCCGCCTGTCTTGGGGTTACCTACAAAAAATCGTAAGGGATGTTCTTTCTTTTGAAAATCTTTTACTATTTCTTGACGTTTGTCTTGCGGCGTAGCCCCATAAAATGCTTCGGCACTGTCTTCGCCATAACGCTCGCGTAACTTGGTTACGATACGCGCTAAGTCATACACCCAAGTAGCCCAGATAATTACTTTCCCGGACATCTCATCAATAGTGTTAAACAATTCGTCTAAACGTTTGTTGGGTATCTCTTGTATGGTGCCATCGTCCATCTTTAGATGACCACAACAAATTTCTTGTAAACGCATTATTTGGGTTAATACACTGGCTGTAGTAGACAATTCCCCTTTTTCTAAACGAGCTAGGGCTAGTTTTTTCATCTGCACGTAAGCCGTTAACTGTTCTTTGGTTAACGGTACGCGCCTACTGGTGTAGATTTTGTCGGGTAAGTCCAAGCAGTCTTCTTTGAGAACTCTTGCGCTGAACTTCCCAAGCTTATCATGTAATTCATCTAAACGTTGGTATCCCGTAATTTCTTGAAAGCTTCGGGTACCCATCATACGCCGTCGAACAAGCGCGTACCGGGCTTGATAAGCAAAAAAACTTTTAAAATTCAATAACTTTGGACTAAGAAAATTACATTGACTAAACAAATCCATAGGGTTTTTTGTAATTGGGGAGCCCGTTAATATACGTTTGTACTTGGCTAAACCTGCGGCTTTTAGTGCATTTTTTGTACGCATGGCTTTACGATTCTTGATGGCCGTGCTTTCGTCCATGATGAATAAATTGTCTGGGTTCATCTTTAAAAACTTGAACGCACTAGACGCACCTTTAATAGTAGACAAGGCTTCGACATTCATTGCTAAAATATGTAAATCGTCATGTTTTGGGTCAGCTAATTCGGTTAACGCTTCGCGGAACTTCTTCGTAATGTTCGGTTGCCATTGAACTATTTTGTAATTTATTCGGTCAGGCAAGTGCTGTGGAATCTCTTTGTCCACCCAATTTGCGTACACCCCTTTTGGCGCAACAATCAGAACTGTGTTGATGCTTTTAGCTTCATACAAGGCGGCTAACGAGTCGATAGCAATCTTTGTTTTACCTGTACCCATTTCTAAAAAAAGGGCGTACTGACGAGCTTTCCAAGAGCTTTCAAATATTTCTTTTTGATGCTTATAGGGTTCCGTTTTATAGACGTACATTTTTTTTCATCCTTGCTGTTGACGTATATAATGATATGCGATATAAATGTATTTGTCTAGGGATGCAAAACATTCCTCAATTCACGAACCACGGAGCAAGAAAAATGGAAGAAGACTTTCTGTCGCAGTTAGAATCAGACGCAACCGCAAACGATTCAAGAACACCTAGAGATAAAGAACTTAGCAAAGTAGCTAGTATTGCTAAGAAAATCCAAGAGAAAGAAAACTTACTTGCTGATTTAGAAAAATCACAAAAAGCATTGAAAGCAGAACTTTTAAAGCTCACTGATGAAGACTTACCGGCCATGTTACAAGAGTTAGGGTTGTCTGGTTTTACATTAGAGGATGGTTCATCCATAACAATTAAACCCACCTATGGTGCTCACATAAAAGTTAGTGATCGTGAGGATGCTTTTGAATGGCTTCGTAAAAATGACTTCGGTGATTTAATTAAAAATGTAGTGAGTTGTACTTTTGGACGGGGCGAAGACAACACAGCCGTAGAGTTTATGGCTGTTGCAGAACAAAGCGGCTTTACCCCCCAACAGAAAACAGATGTTCATTCTCAGACACTAAAGGCGTGGGTTAGAGAGCGTGTAGAAAACGGTGAAAGTTTTCCTATGCAGCTTTTTGGCGCATATATCGGACAACGTGCAACAATTAAGAGGAAATAAGCATGTCAAGTAATGTATCGAAGAAGAAGGAAAGTAATGTGGTTGAATTTGACGCATCAATTTTTGAAGCAGATGCCGGCAAAGGTTTAGAAAACATAGGTCAAGACGATCTGGCTCTACCTTTTATCAAAATACTAAGTGGTTTAGACTCGGTATTAGATGAATTGGAAGAAGCTAGGAAAGGGGACATCTACAACACTGTGTCAAGTAAAATTTATAAGGGCAAGCAGGGAATACATGTTGTTCCATGCTCTTATCAACGACGCTTTATTGAATGGGCCCCCCGGGGTAGTGGGACCGGCGCACCTTTAAACATTTTCACACCAGAAAATGAACGACCCAAAACAGAACGATCGCCGGATGACAATCGCGAATATGTTGTGGGTGGTGAGGGTAGTTATTTAGAGGAAACACACCAACACTTTGTGGTAATCATAGAAGAAGACGGCTCAACAAGCACGGCTTTGATTGCTATGAAATCAACGCAGTTAAAGAAGAGTCGTAAATGGAACTCAATGATTGCGTCGCGTAGTTTAGTTGGTAAAAATGGGCCTTTTACACCACCACGTTATTCACACGTGTATCTGTTAAAAACTGTTAGCGAGGAAAACTCTAAAGGCAGTTGGCATGGTTGGGACATCTCATTAGTTAGCCAAGTACAAGACATGGGTCTTTATGGCGCGGCTAAAGCATTTGCCGAATCAATCAGCACGGGTGATGTTGAAGTAAAACATCAACAGGACGGAAGCGGAAAAAAAGACAACGCTCCTTTTTAAGTAACTTAGGAAGGGCGGTAGCAATACCGCCCTCAAGGGAGCCTCATGTCTTATCACAAACAATTTTCATCTATCTTTGATGGCTTGCGTGTCGCTTATGGCACATACAAAATTGATAAGAAACAATTAAACGGTAAAAGTACAGGTAAAGCGGGCGTAGTACGCGAAGAACGCACCCCGGAACTTTGGGAAGGCCATCTATCTGGCAAAGGACGTTCTGTTGGGATCATACCAATCAACGAAGAAAACAACTGTAAATGGGGTTGTGTTGACATAGATGAATACAACTTCGATCACAAAGCATTAATACAGAAAATACGTACATTAAAGCTGCCTTTGGTAGTCTGTCGTTCCAAATCAGGCGGGGCTCATGTATTTATATTTACTTCTGAATGGGTCAGTGCCAAAAGTATCCAAGAAGCATTGAGACACGTAGCTTCTTTACTGGGTTATGGCGAATCAGAAATATTTCCAAAACAAATAAAATTAAATTTAGAACGCGGCGACGTAGGTAATTTTCTTAACACACCTTACTTTGACCACGAAAACGGGTTACGTTACGCTATTAAAGATGACGGCTCGGCGGCAACTATAGAAGAATTTTTTGAGTTGCATAAAGAGTATGCTTGCACGCCGGAACAAATGGCGGCAATTTTAGTAGAAAAAACCGAAGTTGCACAAGCGGTAAGCAACGGGCCTCCTTGCTTGCAAGTGCTGTGTCGAGATAAAATCTCAGAGGGTGGGCGGAACAACGGACTATTTAACATTGGCGTTTATCTACGCAAAGCTTACCCAGATTCTTGGGAAACTGAAATACTAAACTACAATATGCAGTATCTAGACCCGCCTTTACCTTTAAACGAAGTTAACGTAGTTGCTAAACAATTACAGAAAAAAGAATACGCATATAAATGTAAGGATGCCCCGATAAACTCTTATTGTAATGCGGAGTTATGCAAAACACGTAAGTTTGGCATAGATGCCGCTATCTCGGGTGTGCTTATTGCAAACCTAAGAAAGTATAATTCACAACCGCCTGTTTGGTTTTTAGACGTCAATGGCGAGCCTTTAGAATTAGACACCGAAGGTTTAATGAATCAAATTACTTTTCAACGTTCGTGCGTAGAGCAGTTAAACTTTATGCCACGGAGCGTAACTAAGCCTTTATGGGAAGGGCGTATTAATACTTTGTTAGACGACATGACCCAGAACGAAGGTAGCATTGTAGAAGTGAGTGCAGATGCTAGTGTTAACGGACGTTTCTATGCGTTTTTAGAAGAATTTTGTAGTTCACTACAACAAGCGCAAGACCGCGAAGAAATCTTGCTAAGACGTCCTTACACGGATGAAAAACAAGATAAGACGTTTTTTAGGTTGGTTGATTTAGAGAACCATTTAACTAAAGCTAATTTTAAAAATTACCGTACGCATCAAATAGCTCAACGTTTACGAGATATTAACGGCGAAGCTACCCAAATAAACATCAAAGGAAAAACAGTACGCGTTTGGTCTATCCCGGCGTTTGCTCGGGCTAACCCAGAGATAGCGCCGCCAAGTTTTGGTAACCAAGATGAGGTTCCGTTTTAGTGTTTCGTATTTTTGGTCCTCCGGGGACCGGGAAAACTACTACCTTGTTAGATTTAGTGGACAAGGAACTTTCTAAAGGTACCCCGTCTTCAGAGATTGCTTTTTTAGCATTTACACGTAAAGCCGCAAGCGAAGCAAAAGAACGGGCTTGCCGGCGGTTTGGTCTGGATGCTAAAGAAGACTTGCCTTATTTTCGCACGCTACATTCTTTGGCGTTTCGATTAGTGGGTTTGACTACCGATCAGTTACTTGGCCCCGAGCATTACCGCGAGATTGAAACCCGTATTGGTTTTGACTTAGCCGGCGGCACGGCTTATGGCGATGATTTTACTACCGCTATTAAACGTGAATCGGAGATACTGCGGCTAATTACATTAGCTCGATTAAAACGAACCACATTACTTAACGAGTACAACCACAGTAATATTAAATACAGTTGGACGGAAGTTAATTATGTAGCGGCGGCAGTAGCTCAATACAAACGATCAAACGGTTTACATGATTACACCGACATGCTTGAATTGTTTGTTGCAAAGGGTCGGCAGATATGCCCTCCGTTACGGTTATGCTTGTTGGACGAAGCGCAGGATTTATCCCCATTACAGTGGGAGATTGCTCATTTGTTAGACTCTAAATCAGAGAAAATGTATTGTGCCGGCGACGACGACCAAGCTATCTATGATTTTGCCGGGGCAGACGTCGATCATTTTATTAATTTACCTGGAGGTGCTGAGATACTAGAAACCAGTTACCGTGTGCCCGCCTCGGTACATCGTTTAGCCACCGGGTTGTCTTCGCGTATACGTAGACGGTATCCAAAAAATTATTTACCCAAGAAAGAAGAAGGCTCGGTACAACGAATATACTCGCCGGAACATTTAGATTTTAGTCAGGGCGATTGGTTGGTGCTGAGTCAAGCAAACTACCAGATTAACCCAGTATCGGCCATTTTAAAACAAAGTGGCTATTATTTTGAGCGTTCCGGTTATCCGTCGGTGGCGCCTAAAATAAGCTCGGCATTGTTGTCGTGGAAAAGATTACAGAACGACGAAGTAATTGACGTCGCTTCGGCTAAGATTTTGTATTCATTTATGCGGGGCAATGGCGTGCGTGTTGGGCGTGGTTTTAAAACTATTAAAGCAGATGAAAGTGCTTTTTTAAGTTTAGAACAATTACAGCAACAACACGGGTTGTTGGCTACGGCGGACATGGATTGGCAAACCGCTTTAGACCGTTTACCTGACGTAGATCGAGCCTACATCAATGCTTTATTGCGTCGCGGTGAAGACTTAGAAGAGATGCCTCGTATCAAACTGTCCACGATTCACGGAGCAAAAGGGGGCGAAGCCTCAAACGTGGTGGTATTTAGTGATTTAACCGCCGCCGCCGATGAATCTATGCAGATTAGCCCCGATATTTTACACCGTGTTTTTTATGTAGCGGTGACCAGAACTAAACAGAATTTATTTATTGTCGAACCAGAGACTTACCAACGGAGTTATAACTTATGAAATACTGCGCTTATTGCAGAAGATTAGCACGTTTGCGTGACACGAGTGTAAGCAGTTGTCGTATATATGTACCGTGTGAAACTAATAAAGGAAAAAAGGAAACCTATAATGAAAAAAGAAACGCGATTACAATTTCCCATGTTTAATGCGGAAACAGATTGGATGCCCCCGGTAGATTTACCAGATTTAAGTGGCGCTAATGAAATAGCCATAGATTTAGAAACACGCGACCCAAACTTAAAAGTTAAAGGGCCCGGATGGCCTACGGGTGATGGAGAAGTGGTGGGTGTCGCTGTGGCTACGGCTGATTGGAAAGGTTATTTACCTTTTAGTCACTTGGGTGGGGGTAATTTAGATCAACGGATTGTGTGTCGATGGTTGACTAAAATCTTATCCGGGAAAGGCGATAAGATTATGCACAACGCACAGTACGATGCCGGGTGGTTAAAACAAATCGGCGTGCCAGTTGAGGGGCGTATCATTGATACCATGATTACCGCCTCGTTACTGGATGAAAACCGGTTTAGTTATTCTTTAAATGCCCTGTCATTTGATTATCTGGGCAAAACTAAATCAGAAAAACTATTAACTCAGGCGGCACGAGACTTTGGTGTTGATCCAAAAGGCGAGATGTGGAAGTTACCGGCGCCGTATGTGGGCCCTTACGCCGAAATGGATGCGGTGTTGACATTAGAACTATGGCAGTTGTTCAAAGGACAGATAGCCAAAGAAGACTTAAATTCGGTGTGGGAACTAGAAACAGCCTTGTTACCCTGTTTGATCGATATGACATGGCGAGGTGTCCGGGTAGATATTGATCGGGCCGAACGCACCAAGCAAGCTATCTTAAAAAGAGAAAAGAACACCATTAAACAAATTAAAGCAAAGGCGGGCTTTGACGTAGAAATATGGGCGGCCGCTTCTTTAAAGAAAGCGTTTGATAAGATTGGTATTCAATACCCGCGTACTGATAAAGGTGCCCCCAGCTTTACCAAAGCTTTTTTAGCCGAGCATCCGCATGAGTTTCCACGGTTGGTCGTACAAGCGCGTGAATTAAATAAGATACAAGGTACGTTTATAAACTCTATATTAAAACATGTAGGCCCAGATAAACGGATTCACAGCCACATCAATCAACTGCGTTCGGACAGCGGCGGAACCGTGTCGGGACGCATATCGATGAACAATCCAAACTTACAGCAGATCCCGGCTCGCGATCCAGAGCTAGGCCCCATGATTCGCAGTTTGTTTTTACCGGAAGAAGGGGAACAATGGGCGGCGATAGACTTCTCGCAACAGGAACCACGCATCTTGGTGCATTATGCGGCGGTCTTATCCGATTGGAAGGGCGGTGGTTTAGAAGGGGTTGATGAATTTGTTGAGGGTTACAAGCATGACCCCAAAATGGATTTTCACACAATGGTCGCAGAAATGGCTGATATCCCTCGAAAAAGTGCCAAAACTATTAACTTAGCTATGATGTACGGCATGGGCGTAACTAAGCTCTCACAACAGTTAGATATTAGTTTAGATGAAGCAAAAGACTTAACCAAGCAATATCACAAGCGAGTACCTTTTGTTAAACAATTGATGCAAGGCGTGTCTCGAAGGTTAGAAGATGCGCGATCAAACGGCAGTGTGCGTTCTTTGAAAGGAAGAAAGTGCCGCTTTGACCTATGGGAACCCAAAGGTTTTGAAATGAAAAAGGCGTTACCCAAGGAAGAAGCGTTGGTGACTTACGGGCAAACGACACAACTAAAACGGGCGTTTACTTACAAGGCGCTTAATCGTTTGATCCAAGCCAGTGCGGCAGACATGACTAAACAAGCTATGGTTAACCTTTATAATCAAGGGATTACACCCCTTTTACAGATTCACGATGAACTGGACTGCTCGGTAAAAGATATTGATGCCGCACGAAAAATTGCTCGCAGCATGGAAACAGCGTTAGAGCTACGCGTACCTAGCAAATGTGACATTGATATAGGGCCCAGTTGGGGAGAAGCGAAAGAAGTTAAATATGATTGAATCTTGCGGATTTGTCACATATAATCGTAGATATGGAAGAAACAATGCTCCAAGCAGATGGCTTTGACGAAGCAATTTTAGGTACCGCAAAGCGGTGCGGTCAGACAGACATCATTGCTTACGACGTCGCTAAGATTATTGACATTTTAATGACCCGGGACGGCATGGATTATGAAGAAGCAATAGAGTATTTTGAATTTAATATTTTAGGCGGTTGGCACGGCGAAGGTACGCCCTGTTTTGTTTTTACCGATGAAAAAGAAGATATATTAGATGAAATAAACTGGAACCAAGAATCAAATTAGGAATTATATGGACACCAATAAATGGAAAAGTATACTGGTACCTAGGGCGACTTACGAAGAAGTTCGTGAGGTGGCTAAGATGGAAGGTCGAACAATTTCTGGACAGTTACGGCTGACATGGAATCAATGGAAAAATGACAGAATTAAAGAAGGACAGCAACTGGATTGAAGGTGAGTTTTCACGGCTCGCGCTTCAACTATCCCGAAGACTTGATCGGGGCGGTAAGATACACACCGATGAAATGGAACGCTTAAAAATGCTAACTAAATTACAGTTAGCAAAAAAAGAAAAAAGTTAAAGGTACTCCCGTCCTTGTTATACTTTTCCCGGTTAATGGCCTCCACTCCATTGACCGGGTTTTTTTTAAGTGCTTGTTTTTAAACGTTAAATTTTGCGCAACATTTCTATAAACGTTTAGAAATCAATAGCTTACGTGTCTTTTTAGGCAAAAACCTCTAAATAAAAAAAATAGCCTTACCTCTGAAACCCTTATGTTTACTGGCCTCGGAGCGGTATGCGATTTTATGTTATTATTATTACTCGCAGTTATTAATTGATTGCGCTGTTCTTTAACAATTTGGAAATCCTTTTCATTAATGTGCGAAAGCACGGGAGACATTAGCTATGGCTAATAAATTAAAAGTTGGAGTGGACATCACTTCTGATGGGTACACGTTTTTGGCGATTACTATGGGTTCTTATGGAGAATGGGCGATTAGCCTGGATCTGCAAGAAGCTATTAAAAGAGCTAACTGCCGAAGGACTAACCTTGTTCAAGCTTATTATGGCAAGCACTCTGAAATGAACGTTAGCGATTGGGGTGGCCTTACTTGGCACAAGAAAAACCCGCCAGTTCCAATTGGTCTTTTCTTGGCAAATAAGAATACGATTAAGTTTCTTAAGCCAAAGGAAGTATTTAAATACTTCCCCAATGCCAAACCCAATGATGACTTACATCACGCATCTTGGGTGGCGGAGCAAGCCGAAATGTTCGAGGAGCATAAGGAGTAAAACGAAAGGGCCTCCGGGCCCTTTTTTTGTGTTTGCAATCTATGTTAAATTATTATATTCTCGTATATACATAAACAAGTGGAGAAGTAACATGGCGAAAGTAAAAAGTATTGAAGCAACGTATAAAATCAGTAGTTTTTTTGATGTAGACATTGATATGGATGAGGTCGAGAATGTCAGTATAAAATGGGATATTCTTTTTGTTAACTTTAAGAACGGCGATTACTTGGAGGTTATGCCGAGTTGCCGGGCGTTGGATAACGCGGACGTAAAGTATCCAGTAAAAGAAACTTACCGTGATGCGATGGAGCAAGAAATTGATTATGTATGACGAAATAGGCATTTGCGATACTTGCAATAAAATCGCACGCTTGGCCGACGCATCATGCGCCACGTGCCACGAAACAAAAGCCCACGCAGAACGGGCATCTAGTTCTGCGACAAACGATAAGGAAAAAACGTAATGGAACAATATAAGACGCACGATAACAAAGTAATAGTGACGTATAAGAAAGGTCGGACGGTTATTGATTTTGATAATGATGAGTTAGCTGAATTTAGAGCTAAGTGCAGTGCTTCAATAAACACGTTGTCTGACGCAATGGAATTTGATGGTGATATGTATATGCGCGATTTTTTTGCATTAAAGCTTTTTATCGATGACCTTAAATGGCATTTTAATTTTAAACGTCCTAAAGATAACCAATATCACGGCCCTTTGATCGCGGGCAACAGCCCAAAAGCGTATTACCACGATAGCTCTGATCGGCCTAAAAAAGTAAACATGGGTCGGCCAAAAAACAAGAAGGTGGCTTCCGGTGAATAAAAAAGAATTAGAAGAAACACGGGATATGCTACTAGAAATCTGTGAAATAAATACAAGGGTCGATTGGAATACTGCAGAGGCACAAACAGAATTTAAAGATATGTATGATTTAATCGATCTAGTTTTTGATAAGTTATTGAAAGGGGTCGACGATGAAAATTAAAATTTCGGGTTATGAAGTCGAAGAAGCTATTCTTGATTTCGTTAAAAAAAAGTACGGGCATTTTTTTGAAATATCAAAACACGATCCGCATTTTGAAATAGAATCGAATGAACGCGTGTGGGTGTATAGAAAACATAAGAATGGCAAAGTAAAAATTGATCCCGAAAATGGTTTTCGCCAAGTGGATCACGTTAAGTCAACATGGAAAAGGACGTTCAAACGCATAGAAGAATGCGATGATATTACTTTTTATGTGAAGGAATTGTCTGATGAATGAAGAAACAATAACTTTAACATTTGACTTAGATGACATTGATGCTCTTTACCATACTTCTCATCGCAGTTTTTATTTTAAGCAAATAGATAGATTTGAAAGCATGAAAGACTTGCCAGTGCCCTTTGAAAAAGACGAAGGCAATTACATTCACTATATGGATGGCTTTGTTAATGCTTTGTTATTTACAAAAATTCTTAATGGCTTTGGTTATAAGGCATATATGTTAAACGATTTGGAAAAAGAAGATCACAACGAGTATGCGGTCTTAACAGATTACGCTGGTAAATGGAGTTACTTTGATGAAGGCTGAAAATAAAATATCATACAAAATGTGGTGTTACGAAATGTTCCGGGCAAACACTGAAGAACGTATTGAATTCAAGCAAGCGCCTTATCCTCGGTGTAGTGACTACGTTAACGCTAATCGTGATTTTTTGCGATCTAAGTACCGGGAATTTGAAGAATGAATGAAAAAGAAGCCCTGCTCGAAATCGAAGCGTACATCGAGGGAACGTATGGTCAACACTACGCCAAAGATAAAAAGTTTCAAACCACTGAAATTATCTTTGATCTGGGGCATGGTGCGGGGTTTTGCGTGGGAAACATCATTAAGTACGCCTCACGGCTCGGCAAGAAAAAAGGGGCAAGCAGAAAATCTGATTTGCAAAAATTAATTCATTATGCCATTTTAATGTACGGCATGGAGATAACCAAAAAGGAATAGTAAATGTTTTTTATAGCACGTTGGATATGCGAAGGTTTTGACAACTGGGACGAGAAAGAAAAAGATAAAAAATTTAAGCAGCAACTAGCAAGACAAATCGAAAGAGAACGCAAAAAACTGGAGAAGGTTGATGAGCAAGCAGGCGGTAGTAACGATACTAAAAAAGCCCAGTATTAGTGTTTGGGCCCGCAATCATTGGAATGGTGTGTTGAGGCAATTAAAACGGCAACAGCAATTAAAAAAAAATGGGGGTAAAAGCTAAATAGTTGTTATTTTATTTTACATATCATAATATCCCATATGAAAGAGGTGCGTCCAAAGGGTTAATGGAAAAAAGTTTGATACGTCTTATCAGATCGCGCTAAGTGGAGGGGTAACGTAAGACTAGATTAAATGCACCCGGCCCTCGAGCCTTTTACTTTTTATTATTTCGGGAGAAAATTGTGGCAAAGAAATACATTCACGTTAATCAGCATAAGATCAAAGCTAATCTAAAGCACGGTACGAACGAGCCAGTAATTACGATCAAAGAAGGACGAAAAAATACTTATTGTCACGAGGTCGTCATACTGGGGGAGTCTAAGGTTCGGTACGGCGGTAGTGATAAACCTATTTTATCTTGTGGTGCTCGAGTAGTGATCGAAACCACTAGCGATATTATTGTCGATCCGGGAATGAGTAATAAAATTTTAGAAAAGGTTAAGTAATTCGTACAAGTATTTACCTGACGAGGTGTAGCGGTTACTAAGCGGTGTTGACAGGCACTATAAAAACCGATGGTTATGTTGCTGTTGGAGGAGTTGGTAGTTATCTTCGGAACTAAAAAACTACCCTTTACTTTTTATTAGTTACTGCATCGTCGAATGTTAACTAACACTCTAAAAACACCGGTGCGGTAGCTAATTCCCCTATATAGTAACTTTCTGACCAAATGAAAAAAAATAAAAAACCTAGAAATGGGTGGGATTAGCGGGGTGGTGGGGTGGATTTGGTTGTACGCCAGTAATGGTAAGGATTTCACGGATCGCGGCTCTTATCCCGTCACCCCGTCACTCGAGAACAAGCCCTTATTCCTCGATATTTGATATAGATGCTCAAATTGAAAAACTTTATTTTTTGATTTAGTAGAAAAGTATCTATATAGTAGGTTTTGGTATGGGACTTATCCTGTACTACAAATCAAAAAGGAGCTATCCGATGACTAATCAAAAATCAAAATTGATATACGCAGAATTAAAGAATGGCAGATCATTCAAATATGTGTGGTTGGGTAATGATACTTTTGCAAAAGAGTATGAGGAATGGGATCACGATTCATCAGAGGGTAAATGGGAAAGTATGTATTATTTTGATGAAAAGATTTCTTATCACTTTGACGCTGATGAATTTAAAGACGAAAGCGAAATAATCGGTGTAGATGTAGAGGACGGGTTGGAAGACGCGGAGATTGTTTATTATGAACTTGAAGATATTAACTGGGAGATTTCTGATGAGTAAAGATATGATTGTTTGTTATACACAAGAACGAGATTTTCCTAACGCATCTTTAGATAATATTGAAGCATTTAGGGAAGACGTCAAAGGGGCATTCGCTAGATACCTAGAGCTTATCCAAGACGATTCCATATATTCTGTTTCGATATGTCAGGTGATAGATTCCACAGATTATGACGGATTACCAGAACCTCAAGCAGTAGACGATTACTATATGTCACTACAAGATTAACCCCGATGAGTTGGCAGATCTCTTTTATGTGTGGAACTTTATAAGTTGCTCCCTAAAACAAAACTGCC